GCGAAGGTGCTGCGCTGGAAGGAGTGAGAATTGGTGTATAAAAAGCCAGCAAATGGTAAAATTAACGAGCCGGGGAATGCGTCAACATTGCCACCGGCTCTAACCATCATTACCTATTGCGGAGGTAACTCATGGCTCATCAAATCTTAAGCCATCAGCACCATAATGCGCCATCTTATAATGGCGTTGCAGGCGTCTATCAGATTACCAACACCATCACTGGTGAGGCGTATATCGGCTCTACGGTTAACATTTCAGGACGGTGGGCGAGTCATCGCTATAAGCTGCGGAAAGGCACGCATGGAAACAGAAACCTTCAGGAGTCATGGGATAAACATGGCAAAGGTGTCTTTGATTTCTCCGTTCTGGAAGTAGTGAGTAATAAGTCAGAGCTTATTGCCGCCGAGCAGCGATTCTTTCGCGAATTAAACCCGACTTTCAACATCGCGCCAAACGCTGGTAGCTGTCTCGGGGTTATTCACACCGAAGAATCAAAGGCGAATATGGCGGAAAGTCGACGGGGAGAAAAGAACTGCTGGTATGGGAAAGTGCCACCCTGCGCTACTAAGCCACGAAGCCAGGAGTTGAAAGATGCGTTATCGAAGCGTCACTCTGGCAAAGGCAATCCCATGGCAGGAGTGACACCTCCACATGCCAAGTTCACTGATGACCAGGTCAGAGATATTCGGCGCGCCATTTCAGATGGTGATTCTCTTGCCACCATCGCCAAAAGATATGGCGTCTCAAAGGCTAACATTGCCCACATCCGGCAAGGGCGGTCATATACGAGGGTTATCTAGTGTCAGCAACCGCGAACTGGTCTTACACAGCCACGGCGACNNAATCCTCTGTGATTACGAGGGCGGACTCAGCAAGAAGTTAGCCAGCCTGGGCGCCGAAATAGTCGTGAAGAATACCGTCTGGACGGAGTTCGCGCTGGCGGCCGTTGGTGATTATCTGCTGATTGGCGTTTCGACCGAAGCTGACCCTGTTGTGGCCGGTGCCGACGAGGTTCGGCAGGTTATTCGCTACGCCGACACGTTCGAGCGCCTGGCGGATGATTACGCCATCCTGACGGGAGCGTAGTTATGGGCATCAAAGTGAAGGGGATAGCCGAGGCAAAGAGGAATACCAACCGCATTATCAATGAAATTGATGGTGTTAAGGCTGTTCGCGGAGTTCGTTCAGCTCTCATGGTCGGAGGGTTAAGGGCGGCCTACTACACCCCAATCGACACATCCACGCTAATTAACAGCCAGTTCAGTGAAGTTGATATGAAAGGCCACATCATCACTGGTCGGGTTGGATATAGCGCCAATTACGCAGCATATGTCCACGAAATGCCTGGCACGCTTAAAGGCCAGCCAAGAGCCCACTTTGGAACCACCAGAGAAGGCAAGAAGTTTGGAGGCGGTCAAGAGCAAGGCACCTATTGGGGCACACACGGAGAACCTCAATTCCTCAAAAGAGGATTTGAAGAAGAGCGTGATGCGATAGACGCGGTGATGCGCAAGGAGCTTTCGCTATGACACCCATGATGCACGAGCGGGTGCGCAACATGTTTGGCGATGCCGGGCTAACTACCGGTTTCACGGTGCAGCAGCTGATGTACGACGACCCGGGCGACCTGTCGAAGGCGATCATGGTGTTCAGGCCCAATGGCGGTTCGAATATCCGAACCAATCTGGGCTCTGAATACCACGTCCTGGTCGACGTTGTCGGCGCGAAGGACAAGCGCAAAGACGCGCTCAACGCCGTGCAACGTATCGTCGATTACGTCCAGGCCAACCCCATGGCTGACGAGTGTGTCGGCTACATCCAGAACATGGGCGCAATCCCCGCGCCGGTGCTCACAGAAGAAGGGCGAATAGTCTTCCGACTCCAGTTCGCCTGCACTTACGGCGAATAGCCATCCCCAACCAAATAACCCGCTCCGACGGGTTTTCTTTTTTATACGTCAAAGAGGAGTTTCACATGGCTGACTGCCCTAACTCGAACGAGCGCCTGTTCGGCGGTGCGATCGTGCTGGAGGTCGCTGACGGCTGTCCTGATGTAAAACCTGAAGAATCAGAGTGGAAATCTCTGGCTGCGGGAACATCAAAGGGCTTCGACTTCAATCCAAACTCGGTTACATCTGATGCAGATGACGGCGGCGGTTATGTCGAAACCATCATCACCAACAGCGATTTCACGATTAGTTTCGAAGGTGAGGTCCGTAAAAAGGACAAGCTGGACCAGTACGGGATCGGCAAGTTCATCACGTATTTTGCCGCACAGCTTAAGGCTAAAAAGCAGCCCGGCATTTGGGTACGTATGGATTACGGCCCGGTGGAGTTTGTCGGCTACATGACCGTTAATGCCCTGAGTTCTGACGGTGGCACCAACGACATCGTCACATTCTCTACCGAGTTCAAAGTCGGTGATGCTAGCACCATCGAAGTGAACGAGCTGACCGCAGTAGCAGTGACTGGCGTGACGGTAACACCGGCAACCAGCACTGGCGCGGCAGGCGGCACCAGCACCTTCACGGTGAACATCGCACCAACCGGCGCTACCAACAAAGACTTCACTGTAGCGACTACCGATGCGACCAAAGCAACGGCAACCGCCTCAGGCAACACCGTTACCGTGACGCGTGTCGCCACCGGCAGCGCGCAGATCATCATTAACACCGAAGACGGCAATTTTGTGGCCGTGCATACGGTTACCGTTACCTAACGGACATTCCAAAGGGCGGCGTGCTGCCCTTGATAATGACCGTTTACTGGAAGGCCTATGACCGCTTTAACCGATATTGGCGAAATCTCTGTCAGCGACAGCCGCGAAGGCGGGAAAGACTACCTGCTGCGACCTTCATTCGAGGCCATGACCAGGATCGGCAGCCCGGAAGAGATTGTGCAGGCATACGCCACCATCCACGGAAATGACGTCGCTCAGTTGATTGAGGTGTGCGCTGGCACACTGGGACGCTTTCCTGAATGGCTTTCTCCATCATTCAATCGCGCTGCTGAGAAGCTTTTATCAACGTGCATGCTGGTGCTTCAGGCGTGCTGCAATGATGACCTGACACCGATGATCGGCGAGTGGAAAGGGTGGCGGCACTGCGTCGTCTACCGCCCGGGCCAGATGCCGAAGAACGACATTATCGTGCTGGCGCAGCACCTCATGCAGCACGGCGTCGTCGGAAAGGCAAAGGTTCGCCAGCTGCAGCGCCATGAAACAGGCGAAAGAACTACTGAGTTTAAAGCCTTCGACTACATCAGTGCCGCACGCAGCCACTTTGGCATGAACCGCGCTGAAGCCGCCCAATTAACGATGACTGAATTTCAGATGCTACTGGCGGCGAAGTACCCAGATCAGAAAGGCTTCACTCGCGAAGAGTACGACAGCATCGCCGACGAATACCTGGCTAAACAGGCCGCACGCAGGGCAAAAGCAAAGCAATAACCGGAGAATGACATGGCAGGTGAGAAGAACGCCGGTAGCATCGTTTATGAAATCAGCACCGACGTTGAGCCGCTGCTGCAGGGAGGGAAACAGGCCATTGATGCTCTGGATAAACTGGATGCTGCAGCCCAGCAGTCCGGAAAGGGAATGGACAACCTAGATCAGAGTGCATCCCAGACCGGGTCCGCGTTTACTGAACTGGCTGGCTATGCCAACTCCATGGATAACCAGCTGCGCAAGCTGAACACCAACGTAAGCGGAATTGCCCGCGCCATGGAAGAGGCCCGCAGCGGTACCGGAGGCGCGAGCAGTGAATTCAGTCGTGCCGAATCCATCATCGAGGCTCTGGGTAACCAGCTGGCTGTGCTGGATGAAGCACAGGAGAATGGCGCGCGTAGTGCTGCAGTTCTGGCTGCACAGTTGCGTGCAGGGTCGAAGGCTACCGACGAAGAGAAGCAGAAAATCGGCGAGCTGACCGGTCGCCTGTATGACATGAAGACTGGCGTTGAAAATGGTGCAAAAGGCACTGGTAGCTGGAAAACAAGCATGCAGCAGGCCGGTTATCAGGTTCAGGACTTCATCGTGCAGGTGCAGGGTGGGCAGTCTGCGCTGGTGGCGTTCGCTCAGCAGGGTTCACAGCTTGCCGGAGCATTTGGTCCTGGTGGGGCTGTTATTGGGGCTATCATCGCTCTTAGCTCTGTTGTCGCTGGCACCCTTGTTGCTTCTCTTGGGAGTGGGAAGAATGCAATCGATGCCCTGAAAGATGCGATCGAAACTACTGACAAGGTTATAACTCTCTCTCAGAACGGCGTGGGAGCTCTTTCAGATAAGTATGCCGCATTAGCAAGAGTCAACATTCAGGTTGCCACTCTGATGCGCCAACAGGCAGAGCTTGAGCTTCAAGCTGCGCTTGGTAAGGTGTCAAGTGAAGTACAGAAGGCATCTAAGGATTTCATCGGCTTCGGTGATTCGCTTGTTTCTTCTCTTGGTGGTGGATATGCAAGCGTTAAGCTCTTTAATGATTACCTTTCTACGCTCAGTATTACTACAAACGACTTCAGCCAGGCAATGAAGCAAGCTGCGGCATCAGGACAGGCCGGGCAAACCACCATGCAATCCATCATGGCAACTGTAGGCGCGTTAGCCAGTAAATTTGACCTAACTGACCAGCAGGCTTATGAGTTCGCAAAACAGCTGTCAGATATCGCAAAAAACCCATCGGATGCAAAATTAAATGAGCTGATCGTTACCCTTCAGCGGGTTGGTGACGGACAATCTTCAGGGGCTAAAACTGCTCGCGAGTATGCAGCAAGATTACTTGAAATTGCGTCGACAAGTACTGATGCGTCGATGCGATTAAAAGCTCTTAGAGAAATGACTGACAGCCTGACATCCAGCCAGGATAGAGCCCTCAAGCAGGCTCAGCAAGAGTTATTCATTATCAAGCAAACGGGTGATGAGAAGCTTAAGGCGCAGGCATGGCGAGATGCTGAAAACCAAGGGATAAAAGAAGGAACTAAGGCCTTCAGGGATTACTACAACGTCAGGCTCCAGACTTACAAGCAACAAGAGGCTAACTCTCAGGCTGCAAAGGACAACGCCAAAGCAGCAAGGGAAAGCGCATCCGCTACCAAGAGCGCAGAGCGAGCCGATGAGTCTATAGCGCAAAAGCTTGCCAATCTTCGAGCAGCCTCAGACCTCACAACTGAGTCAATTGAGAAGCGCCGCATTGAAGAGGCGGGGTTACGAGCTCAGCAATCCCTTGGTAGTTCTGCAACTCAACAGCAAATGGCGGAAGCCAGGGCACTCGGGGAGGCCAACGAAAAAGCGGCCATTTCTATTCAGAAGCGCAAAGAGGCCGAGCAGGGGCAGAAGTTTGCTAAGCAAGAGATAGCATCCACTCAGGCGACAGTAGACCCAACCACCGGCAAAGCTATTGATCCTCTGGCTCAGGTTAATCTCCAGGAACAGCAAAAATTAGAGGCTCTGGCTAAATATCAGGAGCTTGATAAGCAAAATACCGCTCTCTATGAACAGGCTAAAACCGCCATCCAGGCTGACGCTGCAATGCAGCGTAAGCAAATATCAGATGACGAAAATGAACGTCAACGCCAAAACATGGATGCTCTTTTGGGGGCTACATCTGATTTCTTTGGTCAAATGGCTGGAGCCGTTGGTGATTATGCTGGTGAATCGAGTGCAGCCTACAAGGCTCTGTTTGCTGTTAGCAAAGGTTTTGCAATAGCTCAAGCATCAATGAACCTCATCACTGCTATCAGTAACGCAGCCGCACTGCCATGGCCTGCAAACATCCCTGCCATTGCATTTGCCGCAGCGCAAGGTGCCAGCCTCATTAGCCAGATACGTTCGGCAAATTATGGTGGAGGCAGAGAGAATGGCGGAACTGTTGGTGCGGGTAGCTTCTATGAAGTGGGGGAAAAAAATAAGCCTGAACTTCTGCAAATGAATGGTAAGAACTTCATGATCCCAGGGAATAAGGGACGGGTTATCAGCAATAAAGACCTATCAAGCGGTATCCCAAAAGCGAGCAATGGTAGCAATTTTTTGAAATCGAATGATGGCTCGAGAGATTCATCATCAGGTAATCAAAGTGCAGGGGTTGTTATTTATAACAATGTCCAAAATTACACAAGTTCAGCTGTGGATACCAGGGCAACAGCCAACTCTGACGGGTCTATAACAATAGATACTATCGTCGCAGACATCAATAACGGCGGCCGTGTTAGCCAGGCCATCCAGCAGAATCACCAGGCGCCACGCAAAGCAAGGGGCTAACTATGCCAATTCCTTACCCTGACTGGCTGCCGCTGGCGCAGAAGGGGAAAACACCAACTACCGATACCGGATTTCGCGTCGACCAGCCGACTGTCGGCGCGCCGGTATTTCAGAAGTTAACCGACGACCTGAAGACGTCATTTTCGTTGACGTGGATCTTCACTAGCGACCAGCACAGCGCATTTATGCAGTGGTTGCGAAGCCCGAACTATCTCGATAACTGC